GGGGAACGTAATAGATTAATCTTGTCACTGTCATGGGCATTTAGAGATGTCTACGAGAGCCTCTACGACCCTATAAACTTATTGTTCATTGATGAATTGATTGACTCAGGTATGGATGCTAGTGGTGTCGAAAGTGCTTTAGCTATACTTAAAAAGATGTCACGTGAACATAAGAAATCAATCTGGTTAGTATCGCACAAAGACGAACTAAGTAGTCGTGTTAATAACATACTAACCGTAACAAAAGAAAATGGCTTTACTACATATGGCACAGACGTTGACACAATTTGATCTTGACCAAGTTAAAGTTTTACATATTGAACCAACTACACTATGTAATATAGCCTGTCCTCAATGTAATCGTACTATCGGCGATCCCTACTACAACGAAGAACGTGACCGTAGTGAATTAACTTTAACTAAGATACGTAACACTTTCTCAGATGACTTTATACGTCAGCTTGATAAAATGTTTATGTGTGGTAACTTTGGAGAGCCAGCGGCCGCTAGAGAAACATTAGACATTTTTAAGTATTTCAAACAGATTAATCCTAACATTACGTTGGGAATGAATACTAACGGTAGTCTACGTAGTACCAAGTGGTGGCGAGAATTAGCAGAGATACTTAGTGGACAGTTTGACTATGTGGTATGGAGTATAGATGGTTTAGAAGACACTAATCACATTTATAGAGTAGGTGCTCGCTGGAATAAAATAATAGATAATGCTCAAGCATTTATTGATGCTGGCGGATCAGCACATTGGGATATGTTGATATTTGATTACAACGAACATCAAGTTGATGCCGCTACTGAAATGGCACGTGAGTTAGGATTTACCTGGTTCCGTGCTAAAGTATCTAAAAGATTCGACTACGCACCAGTAGACTTTTTAAACACTCCTAAAGGATGGACGAAACCCAATGTAGTTAAACGCACTGGTATTGAATGTATTGCTCTCAAAGAGCGTAGTGTATATATGGTAGCAAACGGAGATGTCTTACCATGTTGTTGGTTTGGGGCAGAAGCATTTAGTTTAGACAGTAGAGCACAAGAATTAGTTAAAGACTTACCACAATTAGTTGAAAGTTGGAAAACTGACCCCCATCCAATCTGTTCGTCAACTTGTGGAGTAGATGAACAAGGAACAAGTTTTGATAAACAATGGCAAAAAGAGATTCAACTAAACTAGATATTGTTTTACTCAGCGTTCCTCGCATTGCGCCTGTACGACCGCAAATGGCTATGGGTGTACTTAAAGGTATATGTAATGAGCTAGGCTTAACAAGTTTAGTGTTAGATATCAATCAAGACTTTTATCTAAAATGGGGCAAAACAAATTCAGACACTGTTGAAAAGTTAGATGATTACTTTATAGAATTTAGTAAGCCATTACCCTTTGATGTTAAAGAACAATACTATGAGTGGTTAGACCAGTGGGTTGACAAAATAGTTGAAAAGGATCCTAAGCATATTGGTATCAGTGTGTTTAGTTGGCAAAGTCAAAGATTTACAAGAGACTTATTAACAAGACTACGTCCTAAAACATCAGCTGTTATTCACATTGGTGGGCAAGGATTAGTACATAATCAAAATCTAAGTGCCCATTGGGCTAACAAAGTAACGTTTGCTTGGGAACTGTTAGACAACAATCTAATTGACTACTTTATGAAAGGCGAAAGCGAAGACACATTTAAACGCTATATGCTGGGTGATAGAACATTACCTGGATTAAACAACGACAGCGTTGTTAAGTTTAGTGACTTAGACACTGTAGCATTGCCCGACTACACTGACCTTGATGTTACTGATTACCAAAACGGTTATGAGAAAGGTGTACTACCTATAGAAAGTAGTCGTGGCTGTGTGAGAAGTTGTAGTTTTTGTGAAATGAGTAGTGAACATGGTGGGTATCGTGGAAAGAGTGGAGTCAGTATAGCTGAAGAAATGATTGCTTACTATGACCTGTACGGCGTTAAAGATTTTTACTTTCACGACGACTTAATGAATGGTAATCTCAAAGACTTAAATGATATGGTAGACCACTTATTAGACTACTATGACAAAAACGCATTAGGTGATGCTTACTTTAGCTTTAGTGGGTATTGGATTATACGAAGTGAAAAGAACTTTAACAGTGGTCGTTGGAAACGTTTAAAACAAGCAGGAGCAAATTTATTTGTTGTTGGTATTGAAACTGGGTCTGACAGATTAAGAAAGACCGTGAGAAAAGGATTTACTAATAAAGATTTAGAGTTTAGTATTAAACAATTAAAAGAGAACAAGTTAAAATTTTACTTTATGTTGATATCTGGAATACCAGGAGAGACCGAACAAGACTTTCAAGACACACTTGACATGCTAACAAGATGGCAAAAATATGTTGCTACTGGAACTATTATAGGTATTAACTTAGGCACAACAGCTACTATTGAACAAGGTACTGACTTATATAATAATCCCGACAAGTATAAAGTGATTGGCATAAACAACGAAAGTCCTCAAGGCATTAATTGGATGAGTACAGAAACACCCGAATTAGATTACAGAGAAAGAGTGCGTAGAAGATTGAAAATACAAGAACACGTTATAGAGTTAGGTTACCCATTATGGAAAGGTGATGATCATCTTAAGATTGTTATGGATCAATATATGTTGAATAAAGATGATTGGGAACTATATCAATCAGGACTAATAATGTAATGAAGTTAAATCTTAAATTTAAGTACAACGACCACTTTGGCGTTCCACAATGTTCAATCAAAGTAGATGATGAAGTATTGTATCAAGGTGACGTTAAAGAAGAGTTAGTGTTTGATCATAAGTTAGATCAAGGTAAACATACTATGAGCATTACTCATTACAACAAACAAAATTCAGAAACAACTGTTGATCAGGATAAACACTTTGTGTTAGAACAGATTGTAATAGACGAAGTAGATATAGATCAATTTGAACACTGTAGACTTAGCCATACTGGTCGTTTTTATCCAGACTATGACAAAGCTTATGTTAAAGATCAAAATCTATTAGGTAACATGTTACCAGAGTACATACAACCTAATCACTACTTTGGTCATAACGGCACTTGGGTACTTGACTTTGAAACTCCTACACTGTTATGGTTAATTAAAGAACAAAACCCAAGCGGAATACATTTAGAAGATACTATGTTTAAAACTGGACAAGAAACCATGAGTAATTTAAGAAGATTTTTTGATCTTGACTAACTTTGACTACAACACAATAGACGAATATCAATTAGAAATTACTACTAATTGTAACGCCAGCTGTCCACAATGTCCTCGTAATGATTTAGGTGGCAAACTTAATCCATACATGGACTTAGTTAACTTACCTCGTGATGTTATTGATCGTGCGTTTACTACAGAGCTATGTGGTAGACTTAGGCAAGTATTCTTTTGTGGTAGTTATGGTGATCCTATCGTACACCCAGACTTCTTAGACATCCTGAGAGACTTCCGTAGTAAGAATCCTACACTGTGGTTGTATGTACACACTAATGGTGGTGCTCATAACACAGAGTATTGGCGAGAAATGGCTGAAATAATGAACGGGTATGGTCAAGTTGATTTTGGAATCGACGGGCTTGAAGATACCTTACATCTATATCGTAAAAATGTTAACTATAACAAAGTTATAGAAAATGCTGAAGCATTTATTTCTGCTGGTGGACGTGCTATGTGGCAAATGATTGTATTTAAACACAATGAGCATCAAGTTAAAGAAGCAGAGAAACTGGCAACTGACATGAACTTCTTTAAGTTTCTTGCTCGTAAGACTGGTCGTTTCTTTCATCATGGTGAAGAGCGTGAACTAGACAGTTGGCCTGTTAAGAACATGAAAGGGGAAACAGAATACTATTTGGAACCTCCAGTAAATAACGAATGGCGTAATCAAAGTGTCATTAAATTGCCAGAGCTTAAGAAGCAATACAAAGACCTACAGCAGTACTTTAAGACCACAGACATACATTGTGATAGCCTACATGGTAAGAAAGTTGCTATGAACGCACAAGGGGTATTGTTGCCCTGTAACTTCTTTAATCATAACTTATATGATGCTAGGTTTAGAACAGGAGTATTGCCTGGCAGTAATCAAGGACACACTGTAGACGGCCGTAATCAAGTAACTGAGTTTTTAAATCAATATGGGCTTGACAATCTTAGCATTCACAACTATACTATAGAAGAGATATACGAAAACAAATTCTGGAGCGACCTTGTAGACAGTTGGACAGGCGAGAACAGAATATTTGAATGTGCCATGACATGTGGCAAACAATTTACAAAAGTATGGGATCAAACTAAATGAAAATACTAGTAACGGGTGGCAACAGAGGTCTAGGGTTAGACATTGTCAATGACTTATCAGCAGATGGTATAAGTAGACAGTCAGGCTTTGACATTACCAAAGACATTAAAGCGATAGCAGAAAAAAGTTTAGAATATGATGTCTTTATCAACAACGCATTTGATGGCCCGCCACAAGAAGATTGGGCGAACTTTGGCCAAGTCAACTTACTGTTAGAAGTATATAAGCAGTGGCGTGAACACAATAAAACAGGTTGGATATTTAATATAGGCAGTATTGGAGAGAAGAGCATAGTTGCTCCAGATCCAGACTGGGAGACTTATAGAATATCAAAGTCAGCATTAAGACATGCTAGTCAACAATGTACTCAAGCATTTAAAACCAACAAAGTTAAATTTAAAACTACTTTGATTAGTCCTGACAGAATTGAAACTGAGCTGTCGCGTTCTCGTGACAATTGGACTGGCAATGGCATACAAACAAAGGATATCATTGATTTTATTAAGTATTCTTTAGCTATAAATCCTAACACTGTTATAGAAGAAGTCACTTTTTACTGTGGCCTTGATTACCAGGCATAAATGTATTATGCTATACAAATTCTAATAAAGGAACTACATTGTCATACGAAAATCCCTGGATGTATCAGGACAAAATCTTTGATACCGAAGACATTGGGGATGACTATGGTTTCGTTTATAGAATTACAAATACCACTAACGGGCATGACTATGTTGGGAAGAAGTTTTTCTGGACAGTAAAGAAACGCCCACCACTGAAAGGCAAGAAAAATAAAAGAAGATCAACTGTTGAAACGGACTGGAAGACCTACTGGGGATCTAGTGACCGTTTGACCCGCGATATAGAAAACTTAGGCAAAGACAAATTCACAAGAGAAATAATCCACTTATGTAAGGCAAGAGGTGAAACAAATTACATGGAAGCCTATTATCAGTTTAAAGAAAATGTATTACTACGTGATAACAATTACAATGGTATTATAAACATTAGACTTGGTATCGGCAGTGTAAAGAATATATTAATAGAAGATTTAACAAAATAGTCAATGATGCAGACTTGTTCTGTATCCTGAGGAGATCGTAGGCAACACCTACGTGGAACGTGTAGACTAGACTACACACAGGATGACGCAGTAAAAAATAGGTTTAAAAACCAAATGATGTAGGCTCTGAGAAAAAGCAACCTACGTGACTTTGATAGTTGGCTAATTACGGCTATCATTGCATCCGCCAGATGAAGCTAGAATAGGGGGTACCGGCTGACCGCCTCCGTGTAGAAATACAATTTCTTTTAATTAGTATGTGCGTAAGACTCAGATAAAGTGTCTTTCATACTTTGCCTTGTGTAGGTGAAGTATGGCTGAAAGATCTAGATAAAGCACGAAAGAACATACAGTTATTAAATTAATCAAATTAAATTTATTCTGAAAAACAACTTCGAGCGTAAGCGAAGAAGTTAGATGTCGTAGACATCTTTAATACGCCTAAAGAACTATAGAACATAATCTTTATTATGTGATACCCATGACTTAACGTTCTGTTAGGTTATCTCTGATTGTGGATCCAAAAAAAAGCACCCCTAAAGGTGCCTTCTTTTTAATTCTGTGGAAATGGTGTAAGGATATTCTCTTACTTCTTATTCCAAATTGTGTATAAAACCCATACTGCGATTAAACCTACTAAGCCTTCAGCTCCTAAAGATTTAACAACACCAGTTACGTTACCGATAACGTTAACTTCTGGAAAAAACGGTATGTTACCTACACCAAGTAGTTCTAATACGATAAACATCGCCATTAGTGATACAGCTACATCAGCAATAGATGAACTCCATTTCTTTATGTTATTTAATACGTCCATTTTATTTCCTCCTGGGATTTGATTCCCGTTTTGTTACGACTTAGTAATACATTATTGTCATACTAAGTATTGTCACTGTGCTAATATTTTACACAGTATCTAGTATTTAGGCCATTAAATCGATGTAATAAACACAGTTATTAAGAATGTAGTATTCTAGATAACTATACACGATTTTTAATCCTAAATAATATATTAACAGATTTGCTAATATTTGTCAACCTAATAGAAAGGCATTTTAGTTTTTTTGGTAGTCTCTAAATTTTCTTTGATTATAGCACTAATGATTGATCTTTCCTCAGTACTAAGCCCCATACTTTCAGTATAGCTTAATCCTCCACGCATGTACCAGGCTAGTTTTAATGATTCAGTTTTGATATTTTTTACGTCTTTTTCTAGACCGTCTACTAGTTCAGCAATTTGGTCAGGACTCAAGGCCAGGAGCCTTATTCGAAAAAATTTGACATATCCATAGTAAATGGTTGAGTGTACTCTTTAAGACACTTTTCGTCACTACATTTAATCTTTAAAGGTTCCATTTCGGTTTTTGCTCTAAGATCAGCTAGATGATCACGTATACGATTAAAAACGTCTCGGTTAGCGTTGACCATAAACTCTTTGATATGTGTAGGATCAGTTACTGGTTGTCCTTCAACATTGATCGTTGAAATACTGTTTGCTATTGCGTCTAGAGATAACTCTGTAATCTTATTCAATGCTGTACTCATTGCTGATAATTTTTCTTCTTCTGTTGCACCTTCTTGATTCTCTAATATCTGCAAAGTCTTTTGTTGTTCAAATTGTACTTTAGCTGTGTCATTAATCTCGTGATAGTTTAACGGTTTAAAGTAAACTTCAAGATCACCTAGCTGTACACCTTTAGAATAGTCCGGACTTTGGAACTTGTCAACAACAGTTCTTAAGTCTAATGTGTAATCTTGTACTTCTTCACAATGCGGACAAGTCACAGTCATTTCCATATCGTGTCCGTAACTGGCAATTTTAATTGAAGTTAACAATAGATCAACGTCAGTTTGCGGTATAGCCCACGGGTCTTTGATGTTTGGTACACAACTCTTAAAGATCTGCATCACAGCAGAGCCGTTAAACAGTGCGTCTGGAGTTCTTGCCATAATTTCATCCATTGCTGTCATTGGATATATAGGTATCTCTCCGTTTTGAGGCATATCTAATGTACCCTCTGGATAGAACTGACCACCACTAGGCAATTTGATATAAATTGCAGGCTGTCTAAAGTATTTCTGTAAAGGGTTATTTTCAGTCATTTTTAATTACCATAAATAGTATAATATACAATATTACTTATAACAGTATAAAACCAGGAAAAAATAAATGGCATTCGAAGATGATTATGATCCCAGGCTGATGCGAGAATTTATGTCTCAGATGCAAGAAAGCGGCAAAGTAACTGAAGAGCTTGCTAAAGAGATAGAACAGTCTAATACCAGTTTTGCTAAATTGCGAAGAGAAGGATTAAAAAACTTCTCGGACGGACTTAGTCAAGTTGCCGGTAGTAGCAAAGACCTAGCATCAAGTCTAGCTAAAGGGGAACGCGGGTTTGGTACCTTAGATGCGGCTGTTGACTTAACCGCAGGAGCCTTTAAGGGGCTACTTGGCTTTATACCAGGTGTCAAAGGATTTACTAATGCTGTAGCCGGTGCTTCAAAACTACTCATCAACCAAATGGAAAAGCAGGTCACTGGCTTCCAGACACTCGGCGAAACCGGAGCGTTAACTGAAGAAGGTATAGAAGGATTCCAAAGGTCAATGCTTCAGTCTGGTCTTACGTTAGAAGACTATACTAAAAGAATAGCATCATCATCTAGGACATTAGCAAGATTCCAAGGACTAACAGGAACAGGTGCTGAAACATTTGCTGAAATCACAAGAAAGCTAACACAAGATACTGATGTCAGTCTAAGACGTTTAGGGCTTAGTGCAGAACAAATGGGCGAAAGTACAGAAGCATTCTTAACTCGCCAAACAAGATTAGGTATGAGTCAAGGAATGACAGCTACTCAGTTAGCGGCATCCACAACATCTTATATCAAAGAGTTAGATGTCCTTTCAAAAGTAACTGGTCAAAGTAGAAAAGCAATACAAGACCAACAAGATGCGGCACTGAGTGAAACAAGATTCAGAGCAAGTATGGAAGGACTACGTGGCACAGTAGACCAAGGTGCTATCAACAGCATAATGAACTTCCAATCAAGTATAAGCGACATGGATTCAACCTTAGGTGCTGGAGTTAGAGACCTAGCGTCAGGCTTTACAGCAACTGAAGCGGCTCGTCGAGCAGAATTTGTAACAGGTGGACGTGCTAGTAAAATTATGGCACAACTGCAAAGTGGCCAAATCAATGAATTACAAGCTAGAGAGCAGATGCAACAGGCTCTTAGAGATAATAGAGAGCAGTTAGTGTTTGCTGGTCGTGCGTTAGGAGATAACGCTAGTATCATTGGGAATACCGCAGGACTGTTTGATATTATAAATGCTGAAATGGGCACAAACGGGGAGTTTATTAAGAAAGCCACAGACGCTCAGAAAGGTCAGATTGGTGGTGCTAATGCGTTAACTAATAATCTAGTTGACGTTCAACGAGATTTAGAAAAAGCACAGATAGAAGTACAAAGACTATTCTTTAAAGCAATGCCAATGGCCGCAAAAGCCACTAAAATGTTTTCAGATGAATTATCATCTGCGTTAGTAAAAGCCAATAACTTCCTTGCTGATAAATTTGGCGGCGAACGCATGGAGGAACCAGGTCAGGACCAAGCTGTATTAACAAAAGCTAAAGCAATTGCTTTAGATATAGTAGCAAACCAGCCCGACGCATCTAAGAGAAGTGACGAAGAAAACGCAAAATTAAAAGAAGCAACGGACACTATTAAAAGAATGGAGAAAGCTTCAACTGAGATAGGCACTAAACAAAAAGTAGCCGCAATACAAACAAGACAACAAGCACAGAAAAACTTATTAGACGCAGGCGTAACACCACACGACGACATCGTTAAAATAGCACAACTAGAAGGTGTAGGTTCCGCAAGAAAAGTAGCAAATGCTAATAAAGATGACCTAGTATCTAACGTGCTAGGAACTGATGCTATTGGGAAGTATGGAGCAATAACAATAGGCGAACTTAAAGATGTAGTCGCTGGAATGCCTAACATAATGGGACCAATTACTAATGCTGTAGCTAGTCTTAAAGACGATATGAATAAAGCAGGACCAAAACAAACATTCCAACCGCAAGTAGCAAACTTAGACGTTGAACCGACACAAGCAGTAGATAAAGAAGCCGCAGAAAAATATGCTAGAACAGCAGACACTCAATCTGAGTTATTAAAAGAAAATAATGGCAAATTAGATCAATTAATATCTCATATAGCCACATCCAATAATATTCAAAATAAAATATTAACTTCGAGTTACGCATAATGGTTAAATTAGTATTGACTATTTGATGGAAATTTGTTAGTATGGTAGTATAACGATAAATATACGCTAAGACAAAAGAGAATACAATGGCATCATATAAAAAACATTTTAGTTCAAGAACAGACGGCACACTCAGTCCTATCAGTGGCATAACCACAAACAAAGGTAGTGAAAGCTACGGTGCATCGGACGATTTTGCATTTAGAAATTACCAATCCAGACTACCTGAAGTTTATTCAGGACACCCTAATCGAGTAGAAAGGTACAACCAATACGAAGCAATGGATATGGATTCGGAGATCAATGCTTGTTTAGATATTATAGCTGAGTTTTCAACTCAACAAAGTGAAACAAACAGTACAGCATTTGAAATTGACTTTGCAAACAATCCAACAGATAATGAAATTGATATAATTAAAAAACAACTACAACAATGGACTAAAATAAATCAATTTGACCAGCGAGCATTTAAACTGTTTAGAAACACAGTCAAATATGGTGATCAGGTATTTGTTAGAGACCCAGAAACATTTGAATTGTATTGGGTTGAAATGTCAAAAGTGTCAAGAGTAATCGTTAATGAAAGCGAAGGCAAAAAACCTGAACAGTATGTAGTGCGTGATATTAATCCAAACTTTGAAAATTTAACAGTTTCAGCCAAAACAACACAAGATATAGCAACTAATCCGCCTAGTACAGGAGCAGGATACTCTGCACCAAACAACTATTCAGCACCAAATGCAACAGGTGGAGCAGGTGGTAGGTTCCAAGAAGCAACCAATGAACTTTGTATTGATGCAGAACATGTAGTTCATTTAAGTTTAAGTGAAGGACTAGATAGTTCTTGGCCGTTTGGCATGAGTATATTAGAGAATGTTTACAAGGTTTTTAAGCAAAAAGAACTGTTAGAAGACGCACTATTGATATACCGTGTGCAACGTGCTCCGGAACGTAGAGTGTTTAAAATTGACGTAGGTAATATGCCTAGTCATATGGCAATGGCCTTTGTAGAACGTATTAAAAATGAAGTACACCAACGTCGAATACCAACAGCAGGTGGTGGTGCAGGTACAATGGATGCAACATATAATCCATTATCAATCAATGAAGATTACTTCTTTCCAACAACAGCAGACGGAAGAGGATCATCAGTTGAAGTATTACCAGGTGGACAAAACTTAGGTGACATTGATGATTTAAAATATTTTAACAATAAATTATCAAGAGGGTTAAGAGTACCTAGTTCATATCTACCAAGTGGGCCTGAAGATTCAGCACAAGCAATGAATGACGGTAGAGTAGGCACAGCATTGATTCAAGAATATAGATTTAATCAATACTGTATGCGTTTACAGAATCAAATCAGTCGAAAGCTTGATAATGAATTTAAGATGTTTATGAGATGGAGAGGTTTTAATATTGATTCAGGTATATTCAATATTAAATTTAATCCACCACAAAACTTTGCTAGTTACAGACAAGCAGAGCTAGATAGTCAACGTGTAAGTGTGTTTGGGCAGATAGAAACATTACCTTACATGAGTAAACGATTTATGATGCAGAGATTCTTAGGTTTAAGTGAAGAAGAACTGTTAGAAAATGAAAAACTTTGGGCAGAAGAGCGTAATGAAAATGACACTGTGACAGCTAGTGGTGCAGACATGCGATCAGTAGGTATTAGTCCTGGCGGAATTGAAGGAGATCTAGAAATAGGTGATAATATTGAAAGTGACTTAGCTGATGCAGATATTACAGAACCCGAAGTAGGCGGTGATACAGAAACACCTCCAGCAACATAAATAATACTATGACACTTAACGAAATGTACGATAAAGCAATACCAGGATACCAAGATGTTGAAAACGACAATGGTAAAATTAAACTTGGTGATTTGCGTAAAACAAAATTAACTCTTAAGCAAATAAACAAGCTAAGACAAATGAACGATATCCGTGCATATGAGCAAAACTCGAAGTTAATTAAAGTAAGAAAGCAGTACTCACCAGCACCAGAACAGCCAAATTTCTAAGAAATTAGAAAGATACCACAAAAAACATTCTTTTTGGCCGGTTTTTAACTTAAAACTCCACTATAATTCTTTTTTATATTAAATAGTATACTAGCCGCATAGTTATACTGTGCATATATATATGGAGAATTTAACAATGAACAAATTTGAACAACTTATCGAATTCATCATCAACGATGAAGAAGCTAAGGCTAAAGAGCTATTCCATGAAGTAGTGGTGGAAAAGTCTCGTGAAATCTACGAAAACTTAATGCAAGAAGATGAAACAGTTGAAGAAACTGTTGAAGAAGTTGCTGAAGATGCTGTTGAAGAATCAACAGACGAAACAGTTGAAGAGTCTACTGAAGAAGATGCTGTTGAAGAGTCTATTGAAGACGAAGCAACTATTGGTGGTGATGCCGCTGATGATCTTGTTAAAGAGATAGAAGCAGACGAAGAAGGCATTCAATTAGAAGATGAAGACGAAGAAGAAGAATTAGAAGACCGTGTAGTTGACCTTGAAGACAAACTAGACGAGTTAATGGCTGAATTTGAAGGTTTAATGGCTGACAAAGACGAAGAAGCTCCTGAAGCTGAAGAAGGTGACATGGAAATGGAACCAGAAGCTGAAGCTGAAGAAGAAGCTGAAGAAGTAGAAGACGAAATGGAAATGCCAATGGAAACTACAGAAGAAACTGTTGAAGAATCTACTGAAGAAGCTATTGAAGAAGCAGTTTCATTAAAAGCAGTCAAAGCTGATCATG